ATCCTCATGGTAGGAACTTCAACCAATGGATTAAGTGAGACAGTCTCAAGATACTGTTTAACAACCTTGAAACTACCAACAATTATTCTACCGTAGACATTGTTGACACTCTCAAGACGGTTATAACAACTAATGCACTTGGGATCAAAGTTAAGAGCTTCAGTAGCCTCAACATTGATACCATCGTCATACAAGATCCCAACTTTAGGAGTAAGGTTATTCCATCGTTCCTCTTTCTCTTGGAGTGTCAATCCACTCTTAGTTCCAATAGACTTGGAATAGAGTGTCAATCCTTCAATAGCTGAGAACTTCAACAATGTGAGGCACTGATCACAAGTGAAGATCCCAAATCCCTTATCTCCAAGGTCATTAGAACATTCGATGCAATTCATTGTATCTAACTCCCTTCTCAATAAGTTACTTAGTAGTTATTAACTATTAAGTATTGGTTTGGGTTACGGTTCGGGTCAGCCGTTCGACCTGGCCCCCGACCGCCGAGCGGCAGCGCCGCCCGACCTGCGAATCCTCGCACGGCTCCCGGCCGGCTGTCAACTGCCGTCGAACCGGTTCGGGAACCGCACCACGGCGGGCCGGGAAGGGGTCCAGCGTTCGCCCGGTGGGGTTTTCCACAGGCCCCCCGCCACCTTGCCCCGTTGGGCGGTTCGGCTCGCGTCTTGGGGCATCCTCGGCAGCCCTGACGACCGTCGGCTAATTGATAGATACATGGGTATAAATAGGAAAAGGCCCTATAAGGACGAATCCTTATAGAGCCTTTGGTGAGGTAGGTGTGAGAGTGTTACTCGGTTGCGGTCGGCGCGTCGGGGTCATCCTCTCCGGCGTCGGAGCTGGATGCGGTCCCCTTGGCGCGTTCGGTGGGGTCCGTGGTCTTTTCCCAGTTGCGGAACATGGTTTCGATTTCCGCCTTTGCCAGCGCCGCTGCCTTGTTGCCGTCCCCGTCGCGCTTCTCAGGCTTCAGGAACGGAATCGACACGTTCAGCTTGCGACGATTCTTGACAACCGTTTTCCCGCCTTCGGTAACAGTTGCGGTGAAGCGTTCGCAGTAGACCGTGGCGACAAGGGGCAATTCCAAGCCCTTAAACGGCGTGAACACGGCGAAAGCGATTGTCTCGTTGGTTCCGCCGTCCCGGTGGGGTTTCTTGTCCTTGCCCCATCCTTCCGTCCGCGCGTAGCGGGTTCCCGGTCCTGCTACGATCTTCGGGCGTCCAAGCAAGGCGAAGATCGGATTCTTCTCTGTCTTGGCTTCCGGCTTGGCGGCTTCGTCCTTCTGCAAGGGGGTCGCGGCCATCTGTCGCGCTACTTCTCCAGCCATAATAACTAACTCCTATCAAGTGCCGGGGTCCGTGGTCCCGGCTCGGTTGCGCTCGGCTCGGCGGGATGCCGTGGCCGACTTGCGGACTGTAGCTCCGTCCCGGCTGGCGTGTCAACCGGGGTCTCATGTTATGTCCATGTAAGCGACTGATACGACCGTCTAAGGATCTCAAGTGTTTACTGTTGTCTCTCTGCGCGTTCTAGGGTGATCCGTGCGTCGGTTACGTCCAGTTCGCCGCGAAGGATCTGCAAGGCGACGATTGCCGGTTGTGCCATGCGGACGATCTCTCCGATGGTTTGTCCGGCTTTCGGTGTGCTGTGTAGATATTCGTCAATGTTGTGTGAGGCGCTGTCTAGCTGCATGGGAAGTTCGGCAGGGGGCAGGCTGCTTAACGTCTTGGTTCGGTCCATTGGTTGCTCCAGGTCGAACCTTAGACGGCCCTATGAGGCGCTTACATGGGGATGGGTAGCAGGACGAAAGGCCGGAGCGTGGTATCCGGCATCGGCATATTCCGCGTTAGTGAACTTAGCCCGATAGGGTAGGCCACTGGGTAGAGTTGCGCGTTGTTGCAGGCTAGGGCGATGTTAGAGGCCGCTTGCCGTGTCCGCTGTAGGGTTCCCGCCGCTAGCTAGTCGGTCGGTTGTCACAGTCGGTGCGCGGTGCATGGCGTCGTCGTTGGCCCTAGACGCTGAAAAGAGGCTGATCTGTCTGGCGTCCCTATGGGGGAAGTTAGGCGCTTAGAGGCGGCTGGCGATGAGGAGAAGGCTCCCGTATCCGTCCGGCTCTCGGCCCTTCGTGCTGCTATCCATCGTGGTATTTGGCGGAAGGTAATCGACTTGCCCCTTCTGCGCTCCGGTTGTCAACCGCTTGTCTTGCTGGCTTGCCTTGGCGACCTTGCCGCCGTCTTGCCCGACCGAGTGCTCAGCCTATGGCGGATTGAATAGTCTGTCTATACCCCGAAGTAGGTAGATCCCCCTGTTTTCACAGTCTTGTCACATTGGCCGGCGTCGGCGCTGTCATATCGGGCTGCTAGTCCGTTCGGCGTAAGTCTCACGCCTACTATGGGTTAGCTCGGCAGTCACACTGGCAGGCTATGGTCGCCAGACGGACATCGTGGCGGGTGGTGTCATATGGTGTCCGTTAGGGTGCGCCTATGTCGGCCCGTGTCCGTTGGAGTACGCCTGTGTCCGTTCGGCGGGCGGGGCGGGACCAAGTATATAGCTAAATGACCTAATTATACCCTAAACAGTAGATAAGACTTGACTTATTGGCATGCTTGTGTTATACTACGCATTACAAATTAGGTACATCCCTCCTCTCAGTCTCAATCTCGGCCCGCCTTCGACCCCCCACCCCCTTTCCAATGTCTGACCTCCTTTTAGAATTTTTTAAATCCCAATTAGACAAGCTTGCTATCTCCCTAAGGAAACCTCAAGTGCATGCATCAGGCCCAAAGAAGCCCGCTATGAGTGACCAGGAAGGTAAGAAGTAATGGCTATCCATAAGGAACCTATTAAGAATCCTTTCTTCTCCAAGGTTAGGGAGGCTAGAGAGGCCATCATGGAGAGAGCTATGGAGGTGTTCGAACTCCATATGGAGAATGCTCGGGCAGCTATGGCTAATAAGGATCATGAGACAGCTAATAAGGCTACCTCCTTTCTCATAGAACACATGCCTAATGAGGATGGGGTGACCATGGTAGACATCTCAGTCGACAAACCTAAGCAGGTAGACCAGAATAGAATCGGTCCATCCATCAATATTGGTTTCAAGATCGGTGGCATAGAGAAGCCTAAGGAGCTACCAGCAGTTAATGTGATAGATGTGGAGAAGGAAGATGAGTAACTCCATCATAATCACTGACGACCTAGGAGTTGAGAAGATCCTCTACACTCCATTCCCCAAGCAGTTAGAGTTCCACTCCCGCCAGGAACCTAACGTACTCTTCTGGGGAGGCCGAGGTTCAGGCAAAAGCGAGGCCCTCCGATGGGATGCCCACATGCGTGCGCTTTCCCACCCAGGATTCCGCTACCTCATCCTCCGTCGTACCTTCCCTGAGCTAGAAAAGTCCCACCTCATCCACGTTCCCAGAGAGATGAAGGCAATCGGTGGTACCTATAACTCCACCAAACACATTGCAAGGTATCCTAATGGTTCTACTGGCTGGTTCTCTCATTGTCAATCAGACGCCGATGTCCTCAATCTCCTATCAACTGAATTCGCCTGGATGGGATTCGACGAACTCTCCACCTTCGAGTGGGATATGTTCACTAAACTTGCAGCTTCGGTGCGAGTCACCAAGGGATCTGGCCTTACTGCAATGGTTAGGGCGGCTACTAACCCCCTCGGACCCTCTGCATCCCAAGTCCTCCAGTACTTCGTAGCCAAAGACGTCGATCCTGAAGAGGATATGGACTACAATCCTGAGGATTGGTACGCCATCCACGCAAACCTTGAGGATAACCTCGCCATCGATGCTGTCCAATACCGCAAGAGGTTCGCTGGTCTCGCTGCACACGTCCGTAAGGCCTGGGTAGATGGAGAATTCGTCCTCGAGAATGCCCTCTTTGACTTCCATCCCACCAACATGGGCAAACCCTACCACGTAATCCCCGACATTGACCTAGAAACCCTCCTCAAACATGCCACTGTCTACCGTGCAATCGATGCTGGATGGTTCCCCGACCCCACAATCTGCCTCTGGATCGCCCATCTCGGCAACCGTTACATCGTCTTTCACGAAAAGCTCTGGTATAAGAAGGTTGCCTCAGAGATTGCAGAGGAAATCAAGGAAATCGACCACCAACTCGGGGTCAAACGAGTCGCTATTACCTACTGTGACCCCACAATGGACATCAATACCACCGCTGATATCCGTACTATCAAGGATATGTACGAAGCCTGTGGAATTCCCATGGAAAAGTCCATTAACGATAGGGAGATGTTCGCCGCTGCCGTCCACACTGCCTTGGCCGAAGAAGCTGGTGATAGTCTCCCCCGCCTACAAATCTACAACCACGGTCGTGACGGCTGTCCCTACCTCGTCAAGACCATCCCACAGATGCGCTACAATCCCAAGCGTCCCCTTGCTATGGCAGATCACAAGGAAGACCATGCAGTCGTAGCCCTCGCCTACTTCCTCATCTCCTCATCCTCCATGGAACGTCGTGGCCCAGGCTCAGGTGGCTCACCTATGCGTCCCTGGATGAGAGAGAAGCGTGGACAGAAGTTTACTCTCGGCAGTGAGAGCGTCAAGTAACCTCCCTTCATATTATAGGACATCATGCCATCAGACTTCGGAACTAACCTAACCCAAACCTCAGACGAATCCGTCCCAGGCCCACAGAAAAACCCCACCGCTCCTACAGCCGAGAAGTCTGCCGATGTAGACCCAGCTAAGAAGAAGCTATGGTCAGAGTTCATGACTAGGATCGACGCCTGCAAACAATATCGCAGGAAGCTTATTCAGAACTGGACCATCAACATCGACTACCGCAGAGGCAAACCTTTCCAGTCCCAGACCGACGAAGACCGAGTCGTAGTCAACCTAGATTGGTCACTCACGAAGGCTAAGGTTGCAGCCCTCTTCTCCCAGGTCCCTGTAGTCCATGTCAATCACCCACCACAAACCTTAGATGCAGGCCCATGGCTGCATTCCTTCGAACAACGCCTCAACGATACCCTAGTCGTCGCAGGCATAGAAGCAGCCACAGATGAAGTTCTCCCCGATGTCATCAACGCCTCGGGCATAGGTGCTGTCCTTATCGCCCACGAAGCCATCACCGAAGACGTAGAGATGCCCGTCCTCGATCCCTCCACCCTCGCAGCAGGCCCAGATGGTATCCCTCCCACCACTATGCCTGACGGCTCCCCCATCCCTACCACCACCATCCCCCGCATCCTCGATCACCGCTACACTATCTCTAGAATCTCCCCTGCCGATCTCCTCTGGCCTATCAACTTCACAGGCTCAGACTTCCAGCAGGCCCCATGGATCGGACGCTCAGGTAGAATCACCTGGGCACAGGCCGTTCAAAGGTTCAAGCTCAAAGACTCAGACAGAGATGCTATCCTAGGTGAGGAACGTAACACCCTCGACCGCCTAGTCCACGACATCGACAAAGACAAGACCATCGCAGACGAGATGGTTGGATTCGATGAGGTCTTCTATAAGGAGTTCCAGTACGACGAAGCTGCGAAGTCCTACTTCTCCATCCACCACCTTGTCTTCATCCAGGGCAAGACCGAACCAGTCATCGACGAACCCTGGAAGGGACAGAAGACTGACCCAAACTCAGGCCAACTAATCGGGGCAATGAAGTTCCCCATCCCCGTCCTCACCCTAGCCTATCTCACAGACGAAACAATCCCCCCATCCGACACCGCTATCGGTCGTCCACAGGTCAACGAGATCAACGCCGCTCGTACCCAGATGATCCTCCAGCGCCAGAGATCCCTCCCCGTCCGCACCGTAGATGTCAACCGAGTCGACCCCGCTATTATGCAAGGACTCATGCGCGGAGTTTGGCAGGCCTTCATCCCAGTCCAAGGAGCAGGCGACAAGATCATCACCGAAGTCTCTCGTGCCGCTATGCCCACAGAAAACTTCACCTTCGACAAGATTGCCAAGACCGACCTCCTAGAAGCATGGCAACTCTCCGACAACCAAGAGACCTCTGAAGTCTCAGCCTCCTCCAAGGTTGGAGAAGAAGGTGCTTCGCCCTCACCCAAATCTCAGATTGCCCGTGAACGTGCAAAGGTAGCCAAGTTCCTAGTCACCATCGCCGAGATCCTAGGTGGCCTCCTCTGTCTCTACGAACCACCAGAGTCATTCGGTCAGGGCTTTGATCCTGCAGTCTGCCGCACCCTCGCCTACTCCGTCCTCGCTGACTCCACAGTCCTCCTAGACTCCAATCAGCGTCTACAGCGGCTACTCCAGTTCATCAACTTCACAGCCAAGTCAGGCTTCATCAACCTTGAACCCGTCCTCAAGGAGATTGCCACCCTATCCGGTCTAGACCCTGCCGTCGTCATCCAGGCCCCATCTCCAAAGCCTCCAGTCGAACCCAACATCTCCCTCCGTCTCACCGGAGTCGAGGACATGATGAACCCACTCGCCCTAGCCTTCCTTATCAAATCAGGCCAGGCTCCCGAGCAGGAACTCATCGACCAGGCCAAGAAGCTCATCCAGGAGGCAGTCACCCCACCCGCTGTCCCACCAGGTACCCCAGGCATGCCTCCTCCCCCAGGAATGCCTGGACAACCCCCACCTCCTGGCATGCCCCCACCTCCAGGCGCTCCGCAGGGTCCAGGAGGTCCACCTCCACTTCCTCAGGCCCCTCCGCCGATGTCCACCCCAATCCCTCCTAACCCTCCGCCCCCACCTCCAACCCCAGGTAACGCTCACCCAACCTGGTCAACCATGGGCAAGATCAACAAGCGTAGAGGAGACCAGAAGTAATGCCAACTTATGACCTCGGCTGCTCTAACGGCCACCAATTCCTAGACTATGTCCACTCCATCTACACCCCACACCCCCAGTGTCCCACTTGTGGTGAGCCTCTGGACAACCTATGGCTACCCTACTCCCCACAAATTGATGGTGACGAAATCGATATTGAAATCCGTCATGGAATTTGCAACCCTGACGGCTCCCCCCGACGATTCCGATCAAAGTCAGAACTCAAACGAGTAGCCTATGATACAGGTTACTCCGTCCATGGAGACACCCCGAACCCCAATCCCCGTATAGTAGAACAAAGACAGATGGAGAAAGAATCTAGAAGGTCTAGAAGATAGTGCCAAGTAAAGCCAACTACAATCTTGTCTCAGAGATCTCAGCCCTCACTGGCCTATCCGACCACGAAGTCCGCAAGATCATGTACATCATAGGCCAGGCCATGATCAAAGCCCTCAGGCGTGGGGACTATGTCCAAATCAAGGGCTTCGGAACCTTCTCCCTCGTCACCTACAAGGCCGTTAAAATTCATACCCCTCTCATGCCTAAGGTTATCAAGGTTCCCAGGCGAAAGAAGGTTAAGTTCAAACCAGGCACCTACGTCAACTACCTAGTCAACGACGCCTACCTAGGCAAGGCCGACGAGTTCACCCCCCTCAATCCCACCTACGCCTACAAGTGCTACGAATACATCCGAGAGAAGGACAAAGAGAATGTCTGAGATGTTCATCACAACTGGAGACCTCCCCACCCACCTCATTGACGACTACGACTTCCTCTTTGAGAACGGCTATCTCCTCCCAGTCTCCATCGACCATGATGCCGGAGACTCCATCGTCTTCGGTGGTACCCAAATCACCATCACCCTAGTCTCCAAGCCATCACCTGCTAACCCCGACATCCTATTACAAGGCGAGGAGATCTTCGTCCAACGTGCTCACGTCCTCACCATCTCCCATCGTGTCAAGCAAGTCACCGAACTATCCCCCGAACAACGTGCCGAATGGACCCAGATTATCGCCAAGGCCACCGGCTCCATTAACTAATCTACACTATCATCATAACCTTCACTGTAGGATCTAATCCTATGACAGTTAGAGCATAGTAATACACATTTACTAATTTCTTTTAGGAGTGTCTCTCGTGTATACCCCATCATTTGTGAAATAGATTTAGTTTTGAATTGCGGATTAAGATGATGAAACTCCATAACATAAAAAGGATAGCATTCTCCGCAGTCCATACATCCTGCATTAGTCTTTAATTCCCGAATAAAAGCTTTATTCTCCTTGCTCTTATTTCTCAACTTAACTAATCGCCCTGGTCTATTTCTTTTGTACTCTTCCCGGTATATCTCATCTTGACACTTATGGCAATATACTCCAGGCTTCTGTCTCACATAGTCCATCATTACTTCTCGTAGCTCACACTTAATACATAGTTTCTTAGCTTCGGTCATATAAACTCCTTAAAAAGAAAGGATCATACCATAGATTTCTACGTAAGTCAATCCTAGTTTACTTTCTACTTAACTAGCTCTTTGCGAGGACAACCCTCCTAAAGGGTTGTCCGTAGCTTTAGTGAGTTTGAGTTAATCACTCATACACTAGGGTTGAGTTAACTCACTCACGCAAATCGTTAAAATCATTAACAATTTTGCATATCGTAAACGTAAGTCAGTTAAGACTTGATGTACATCAGCTCCATTTTGAGGTACTTCAGTCCCATCAACCTCAACCGTATCGCCAACTGAGCGTAACCAGACGGTCCAACCCGTCAAAAAGGAAACCAAATGTCAGACCCAATCGACCTCGAAGACGTCATCACAGGCTCCATTGAAGATGCCGTCACCCCAGCCGACGACACCTCCTCAGATACCCCTGAAACCGTCGAGGCTGCCCCAGATGCCTCTCTCTCCGACACTCCTACCCCTGACCCAGCTCCCGAAGCCGCCTCTCCTGTAGCCCAGGCAGCCGAGCCTAAGGAGGAAGACGAGTTCTCCAAGAAGTTCGGTATCCCCTCCCAGTCTTCCCCAGGCCGTGAGAACAGGATCCCCTACTCACGCGTCAAGAAGATCGTTGAACGCCAGGCCAAGGAGGTCGAGTCCACCTACAAGCCCCAGCTCGACCAATATGAGGCTAAGGTCAAGGACTACGAAGGTAGACTAACAAAGGTAGCCCAGTTCGAGCAGGTTCTAGCCAACGATCCTCAGCGATTCCTAGAGATGCTAGCAACCATCCCAGCCTATCGGGAGATCTTCCAGGCCATCGCCTCACAATCCCAGGCAGCAGCCCAGCCCCCAGTAGTCCAGACACAGCAGCCCATAGGCCCAGTCGTAGACGACATGCCTCAGCCCGACCAGCGCCTCTCAGATGGCTCCATGGTCTACTCCATGGACGGACTCAAGGCCCTCAACGCCTGGAATCGCATGCAAGCCCGCCAGGAAACCCTCCAGGAAGTGGACAAACGTTTCGGTCCAATCGAGCAGGAGTATCGTGCCCATCAGCAGGTTCAGCAGCTCATTCCCAAAGTCCAGGCCGAGATCGATGAAGCCCGTCGGTGGCCCCACTTCAACGAGAACGAAGGCGACATCGTCCGAGCCTTGCAGCATGACGGACGCCTCTCTCTAGAAGGAGCCTACCGCCGCGTAGTCCTACCGAAGCTAGCCTCAGCCCAGGCAGAATTCGACAAGAAGGTCAAGGAAGTCGAGACTGCAACCCGTAAGAAGGTCCTTGCAGAACTCAAGGCTGCCCCAACCTCCACCTCAGCCCCCACCTCAGCCTCAAGACCATCCCCCTCGCAGTCTAAGGGCAATCGTAGTCTAGAGGATATCATCACAGAGCAGGTGCAGACCCTCAAATAACACACTCCTAATGGTAGGGGACTTGACATTTAGTACTAGATGTGCTACTATGTATAAAGCTCCCCCTCCTCCTTCCTCCAGGTACGGGCTTTATCACCCAAACCCCACCCGATAAAGCCTTTACCGCCCCCTCACCGGGTTACAGTGAACAAATTTTATATGGCCCATCCTTGGTTTGCCATATCCGGTCCCGAAAGGGATGCTGGAACGGCGGCTTGCCGGGGATGGACCGCCACCTTATCTAAACTGATCAGTGGGTAGACCGGCATACCCGGCTAAAGGCTGCTAACCTGCTTCAATAGACAGGGAACCCTGTTTAGATAATCTCTTCGTCCTTCCCTCGGTACGGGACGTTAATATAGCCAAAGCCAACCATAGCGAGTAGCTTGCGACCGAGTCCTTCCTTGTTAGTGCCCTAGAACTAGGGTTAAAAGTTCAACTATCGGGTTCTACTCCCCGTCAATGAGCCAAAAGTTAACCTTTAACAACCCTTTTTCTATAGGTACCTACACACATGGCATTAGATATTGAACAGATTGTCGCAGTCAGCTACCCAGCTGTTCTAGCGGAGATGAGAAAGGCTGCCAACCAGTGGGTTGAGTCTGCCGCAATGCGAGAACTAGAGCGCCAGGGCGCCGTTACTCGTGTCTCACTAGGCGACCACATCGAAGCACCCCTAGACTACCGTCCGAACCCAGACGCAGCCATCCTCGCCTCAGACCAGGACACGGCTTCGCTCCTAAAGACAATCGTAGTCACCTCGGCATCTTACCCAGTTGCTCAGCTTTCAGTTCCCGTGGTCTGGACCAAGGGCGATGACGCAAAGAACCCCTCCGAGAACCAGAAGATTGCACTAGTCAAGCAGATCCTTGAGAATGCAATCAATACCCATGACGACCTCATCGAGCGCAACATCTTCACAACCTCGACTGCAGGTGGAGACGAACTCCAGGGTCTAGACAACCTAGTACCTACCACAGGTCAGGGCGTTGTCGGAGCCATCGACTCAGCCGTGGAAACATGGTGGAGAAACTACGCAACCACATACACCGATGCAACTGATATCGAAGCCACAATGACAACAGCGTGGGATACAGCGGCAAAGGGTAGCGGGTCAACTCTCGCACCTAAGTTCCTAATCTCGGGTGCAACAGCTCAGGCTCTCTACGAGTCGCAGCTACAGACCCTACAGCGGTTCAACGACACCAGCGAAGCCGACGCAGGCTTCAAGGTCCTCGCGTTCAAGACCAGCCGCTATGTCTACTCTCAGTACGGTGCAGACAAGATCTACTTCCTCAACCCCAAGTCGTACAACCTAGTCTGCTCGAAGCAGTACTTCCGCGACAAGGGTAACACCATCGAGATCCCAGATCAGAACGCATTCGTGTTCAAGATCTACTCTGCACTACAGTTCGTGACCAATAACAAGTCACGTCTAGCAGTTATCTCGCAGGCTCCGTAACTCTTAACTCCAACAGTCCTCCTCATCTATAAACTAGGTGGGGAGGACTCTCTTTATAAGGACTCAACATGAATTTCGCTCCAATGATGGGTCAGACGATGGGAGTAAGAACGGTAGCAGCGTTAGGAACAGTTAACACCGACGCAACCTCACTCACCCCATTCTCTGAAACCGTTTATCGCGTCACAGGCGCAGATGCTGCTAAAGGAGTTCGACTCCCTAAGGTTCCCCCAACTGTTGGTGGAAAATTCGTAATCATCCTCAACGTTAACGCAGCTATCCTCAAAGTCTATCCACCAATTGGTGGAACAGTAGATGGTGGTGGTACAAACGCTGCCTTCGCACAGGGAGCATCAGCCTCTGTCATCTTCTATTGCGACAAGCTAGCCTGGCACTCCATCTCCTCAACTTCAGGTGGTGGTTCGGCTCTAACCTCAACTCTAACCTCAGCCCACCTCTTTGTCGGTAATGGCTCTAACGTAGCCACAGACGTACCCCTCACAGGCGACGTTGCTATCACCAACGCTGGTGTCTCCTCAATCGCCACAGGTATCACAACAAACCTCCTAACCACAGGTGTAGCCGCAGGCTATAAGGTTGCTCGTGGTATCACAGCTCTTGACGGCTCCAACCCAACCCCAGTCGCAACAGGTCTAACAACTGTCCTAGGCTTCGCAGTCGCTCTCAACCGTTCTACAGCAGTCTCAGCAGGTACAGCATTCGTAACCTACGGCACCATCACTGGTGGCTCGGTAGACGTATATGGATGGGTACTCGCAGGTTCAGCTTCCGCAGGCACAGAAAACGTAGCCTGGGTAGCAGTCGGAACATAACCTCTCTCCTCGTCGTCGTCGCACTGTCACTCACCATAACCAACCACAACAGTGGTTTAGAAAGTGTAGAGACTATGTGAATGATCATGGCAACAAGTTCAGTCAACATGATCCTCTAATACTTGTCTTAGAACTACTACTAACACTCCATAGAAAGGTGGATAAGATTATGGCAACAGAACAGGAACTCCAGGCAGATCTAGATGCAATCAAAGCTGCCGTTGACGCACTACCTGCAAGATTCTCAGCCCTAAACCAGACCATTGTAGACCTTCAGGCACAGATTGCTGCAGGCACTCCGGTCTCTCAGGATCAGCTAGACGCTCTCAAGGCAGAAGCTGATGCAATCCTCGCTTCACTCGGTACTCTATAACCCTCACTCAGGGGGGCTTCGGCCCCCCACTTCTTACTCTAGTCTAAACACCATTAGGTGTCCCTGATTGTCTAGACAGAAAGGCTCATCACATGGCACGTCCAGCTTGGGTAACAACCGTCTACACACAGTGGGAACACCCACCAACAGCAATCGGTTCGCACGGAACCACAGTCTATGACTTCCGCCTAGGCACTAGAAAGAAAGATGCTGCAGGCAACGAGTATGTCTTCCTACAGGGAGTTGCCTCCACTGTAGACGGCTCACTTGTCAGCTTTGGCCTCTCAACAACCAACGTATTCCAGTCCGCTCTCTCGGTCACTGGCGTTCGTGGTCCAGTAGCCATTGCCAACGCCATCGTAGACACCACAGCGAAAGCTGGTTGGTATCAGATCTATGGCCTATCAACAACTGCACTCTACAACGGTGCTGCAGTTGCAAACGCTAAGGTCTACTCGGCCTCAACTGGCAAAATCGACGACGCAGTTGTGTCGGGCGACCAGATAGATGGTGCAGTTGTAGGCACAACCGTTTCAGGTTCGGGAGCAGGTGCAGTATACCTAAGCTACCCATTCATGAACGGTGCTGGCTAATAACCTCAGTCTTGGGGCTGGACTCTAACTAGCCCCATACCGTCTCATATTGAGACAACTGTGCCGGTAGGGTGGGAACCCTAAGGCTCATTTCCTCCATCCACACCATGCCACGTAAGAAAGCAATCGCCGTCGTCGAACCCGTAGTCGCTCCGACAAACCCGACAAACAACCAGACCACAGTCAACGAACTCGCCTCCGCCCTCACACAGGCTATTGAAACAGCCCGTCCTACCAAACTTAACATCTTTACTCGTAAGGGTAAGACTCCTTGGGACAATAAGGATGGCTCACCCAAACCAAAGCTCAAGAGAGTATTTCACCAGCACGGCCTCATAGTTGATCCTGCCTTCCTCGATAGCGAAGAGATCAACCTTATCAACAAGCTCAAACCAGGCTCCTTCTGCGGTGGCCTAGTCAAAGTTACAAGGCGTAGAGATAAGGGAATCGACATTGACTGGCCGGTAAAGGAAGTCTCGCAGCGTCTCAAGTTAATCTCTGTATGGGGATTAAGAAATCTAAAAGAGATTGCTGCCCATTGTATTGACGAAGCCGCTAAGCCCAGATTCTCCGAGAATCTTGACGAACTAGACGACTAACCTCCATCTACCAACTTGACGTTTCCCACGTCACGGGCCTATCTTCTAGAAAGGTAGGCCCATTTTTATTTAGGACCTATTCATGTCAACATCGACTAAGAATCCAACCATCCTAGGAAACGTCTTCCTACGTGGGCTTCTACGTCTTAAGGGTCGTACCTTTACAAAGCTCCCAACAGCTCCCACAATTGGCACCATCACCCTAGTAACAGACGCTACTACAACCTCAGGTACAATCTCGGCAGGCGGCTCATCCCACACCTCAGTAGCTATCTTCGACGGCTCAGTTTGGAAGACCTTCATTAACCTCACATAAGGTTTAGTAATGCTATCACATACAATCTCAGGTGGAAGGTTTCTCACACTTCTCCCTACTACAACCTTAGCAGCTGCTGTAACTGGATCAACCTCTACTCCAATCCTGAACCTTGATGGCATGAACTATCTTGCTGTTCAGGCTACTTTCGTGCGTGTTGGTGGTGGAACCTCAGCAGACTTCTTCGTCCAAACCACCCTCGATAACGGTCACACCTGGATCGATATCATGGAGTTTAGCTTCGCAACCACAACAGCCACGAAGGTCTCAGCGGTTGTTACCTGCATCGCCCTAGCTCCAGCAATCACCCCAGGCGACGGCGCCCTCACAGTCAACACTATCCTCACAGGTCTCCTAGGATCACAGCTTAGAGTCAAGTACACAACTGTAGGCACCTACACAGGAGCCTCTTCTATCACCCTTACAGGTGTGGTTAAGAACTAGTCATGGCTAAGCTAACAGCAGCAGCCCGCAAAAAGATTCCAAGCTCCTCCTTCGCCCTGGCTGGTGGCAGATACCCTATCGAAGACGCTAACCACGCCAGAAACGCTCTAGCCCGCGTAGCCTCCTTCGGATCTGCTCAGGAGAAAGCCACAGTCCGAGCCAAAGTCAAAGCCAAGTATCCAGCTATCAAAGTAGACTCCGGAATCGGTAGAAAGTAATGTCCACCACATCCCGCCGAGTTATCAACATCTCCTACTCAGGAGATCTCAACGGTACAGAGTTTCCCTTCGGAGCTACCAATCCAACCAGCCCAGTCCAGGCTGAATTAATGTTCTTCGCAGCAGGAGATAATACCCTTGATGTTCCTCTTGATGCAGTTGCTCTTACTCTTGTTCCTCCAGCAAGCAATGCAGCAGTCCTCACACTCAAAGGTTCCTCAGGCGACACAGGCATAGTCCTCCACGCAACTCACCCATCAAGCATTGCTATTGACCCTCTCGCTCCCATCATCCTTAACGTAGATATTGACGTAGAGGGTGTTCGCCTCATCTGGACCTAATCCCCTTCACAACTTTCAGGAGAATTACATGCGCTACGTCTCATCAACAATCGGCCCTGGCATGAACACCACAGCAGCAACAGCCGGTAACGTTAACATCCTCAACCCAGCTTCAGCAACAATGGCTGCGTCGAAGGTCTATGAGTGGTCGGCAGGCCCTGCTGCAAACTCAGCAGACAACACCTACACCATCAAAGCAAGTCGTCAGTCAACTGTCGGCGTCTTTACCAACGCAATCACCCCATCGCCCCTTGACGCTAAGGCAGGTGCCTCAGTCACCCTAGCCAACAACACACAGACAACTGCACCAACCCTAGGCGTTGAGCTTGGTCGTTGGGGCTTCCATATGCGTGGTGGCTATCGGTGGGTCTCAATCCCAGGCGGAGAACTAGTCGTTCCATTGACCTTCTCAAACGGAATCGATTGGGTTACAACCTTCGCCCAGGGTTCAGACGTCCTCAACTGGTCCATCTACTTCGACGAATAATGTTTAACCATCATTATTCAGCCCATCACACAGGTGGGGATATTTGGTTCGATAGAACTAATTCATTCTTCGCTAAGGTATTCAGATGGGTATTTAGAGAACCCAGAGTGTGGAAAGGTTAAATATGAGTTGCTGTTTAAAGCACGACCGCATGGACATGAAGCTCCATGCGGACGAATATATGGATTTCCCTTGTGGATCTCCAACCATGCCCGAGGGTGAGCGTAGATTCTGTTGTGGCAAGTGTCCATCAATGGGAAAGCCGCTCACCATCAAAGCTGTCTTTGCTAGTAACCCTACTCTCATGTCATTCCTCTCAGAGGACGAACAGAGAGAAGCTATCACACTAGCAATTGCAGCAGGACCAGATCGTATCGATATCAGATCCTCAGTCCCCGACCCCGCCCCCAACTCAGTCCCAGATCCCCAATAACAATTCAGGAGTTCCCTTGATAAGAGGACATAAACCTTCAGCCTACTTCGTCACCTATGATGGAGACGGAAATAAGATTGAAGGCGAGCAGGAGCAGTGTTGCCATTGTCAGTACACATGGACTCCCCAACCTGGTTCTGGTATACGCCGAGGCTACTGCCTGCGGTGCGATGCCCATTTGTGTGGTAGAGATGAATGTGAGATCCAGCAGAAGCGTCTCCTAGCTCAGTTCTCTCACCTCCACGGTTCCACTGACCGCCACTGCATCCCATTCACTGACGTAGTCGAGCGTCAGCGTGACGCTTATGATCATGATCCTAGATACAAAGTCCTCCCCTCAGGTATAGTTGTATTGAATGGATAGATAGTGGCATTCACTCACTATAAAAAGGTTACCATCGATCACACGCAATGTGGATCGATCAATTCTACGAACTTCGTTGCAGCTCTCTGGTCTTCGGACAGTGCCTTCGCCACGATTGCTAACGGAGGAAAAGCCCAGAACACGAGCGGTTATGATATCCGTCCTTATGCAGATATAGCTTTAAGTATACCACTACTCTTTGAACTAGTCCCAAGCACCTACGTCGCCTCGACAGGTGCATTTGAGATGCATATTAGGATTCCTACACTCTCTGCTTCTACTGACACAGTCTTCTACCTCGCTGTAGGAAATCCCAGTCTTAATACAGATGGTACCGATGGTACCTTTACACTCTGGTCCATTAATGACTATGGCCTTGTCTGTCACTTAGGAAATGGTTCCTCAGTCAGTGTGGCGGATTCCGCATTAAACGGTTTTGATGGCACCAATAATAGTGCTACAGCCGTCACAGGGGTTCAAGGTGGAGGGGGAGCAGCAGTTACAGGAGGCACCTCAGTTAGTTTCCCTGCTGCAGTGTTTAACTATACGGACAACAACTTTACTCTAGGAGTGTGGATCAAGCCTACCTCCTCAGGCACCAATCGTGCAGTCGCCGATAACCTTGATAAATCCCTAGGAGTCTTCATTAATAGCAATCTCCTTAGTATTGGTGCTATGGGTACGAGTAGTGCAACCATCACAGGTACAATCACTGTTACAACAGGCAATTGGCATCTGCTTCATATTACGAGACCAGTAGTGGCTGGTGTTGGTGGAACAACCTCCTACTATATTGATGGAGTCCTCGACAACACTACTGCAGCACTTACAGCTACTGTAGGATCAGCTGCACAGTCCTTTTTTGGAACGAGTCCTAGTGGTCTCGGTAATAACTGGGAAGGAAGTTACGACGAGATCAGACAGTCGAGTGTGGTACGCTCAACCTCTTGGATGCTTTCTGAGTACAACAACCAGAAACCTGGATCAACCTTCTTTACTTTTGGTCCCCTAACCTCTGCTCTTCGCGCTAGTGTAAGTTCGATCCCCACCACCATTATGCATTATGGTAGGCGTAGATAACTATGGCATATAGTTTTATTGCCTCGGTAATCGCTGGTTCAACAGATAGCATTAATATAACAACCGGGGCCATCAATACAACTGGAGCCAACCTTATAGTTATTAGTTCTTCTTGGTACTCCGGTGCCACAGAACCAATACTTAGTGATAGTAAGTCAAATACATGGACCTCCATTGTCAGTATTGGTAATACAGATAGCACCGATAGACTATACTATTGTGTTTCACCTACTATAGACTCAAGCCATACTTTTACACTCACTAGCCCTGGCGCTGGCTCATTTCCATCAATAGGTGTAGTGGCATTCTCTGGGGCCTCAGGATCACCACTAGATCAATTTAATTCAAACTTCTCGGGCCAATCGGGAAGTATTACACCTACCCAGAATAATGAGGTTGTCGTATCTGGGATGAGTTCGATAGACTCTGCTACAGCGACTGTAGATAGTGGATTTACTGGTATAGCCGTACCTAACGTTACAGCCCAACATATAGGAAATGGCATTGCCTACCTAATCCAAACCACAGCGACCTCTGAAAATGTCACATGGTCAGTTGGCGACGGTAAAGTAACAATTGCTTCATTTATTTCTGGGTCAGGTTCAGCAGGCTTTATCTCACTAGGCCCTACCATCCAATACCGTAGACGTAGATAATGGCTTTCACTTACTACAAATCAGTAACAATAGATCACACCCAATGTGGGTCATCGAACTCTACTGATTTCCCAGTCGCAATCTATGTCACCGACGCCGATCTTAAAACTACAGGTAATGGTGGGTATGTCCTCAATAGCAGTGGCTTCGACATCCGGCCCTATTCAGACATCACCCTCACCACAGCCCTTACCTTTGAGCTTGTAGTCTACACTCCTATCACAGGACAGCTAGAGATGCATGTCAAGATTCCCACCCTTGACGCCTCAACAAACGTAGTCTTCTATCTAGCCTTTGGTAATTCTAGTCTCTCAACTGATGGTTCCTCAACCTCGGCGTGGGACAGCAGCTTCTTGGAAGTTTACCATTTCGGCGATGGCACCACACTCGGCCTGAATAGCTCAGTGAGCGGCGGTCATACGCTCACGAATCACGGCGCAACGGCCTCAGCAGCAGAAGTTGCTGGAGGAGCCGCCCACTTTGTTGCGGCGTCATCACAATACATGGAGGGGGTTTCCACGAACCTCGGTTCTGGTGATTTCACGATGGAGGTTATTGTCAAGTATAGCGGTGTGGCGCCGACTCCCTTTGGCGGCATTTTTGCTATCGGTAATACATCTGGAGGAGCCGAGATCCAGCAGTATAATGCGACGGGCGTGATCACGCAGGTGAGAGGTTCGCTCGACGCCAACATAGGTCAGAGTGGCTGGCTACACATCGTCCTTCAGCGCACAGGTGCTGGTGGCATCAAGACGTGGAACAATGGATCAGCGTCTGCTGGCGCAACGGGTGGAACTGGGACCGCCGCAGGGATACTTGATTTAGGGAACCGGCAATCACTAGATGAAGTCTATTTCGACGGGGATCTTGACGAGGTCCGTGTCTCGACCATCAAGCGGTCGGACGACTACATCACCGCCAGCTACAACAACCAGAAAGTTTCTTCAACGTTTCTCTCATGGGGTGCGCTAACACCATTTAGCTCAGGTGCCGCATCCTTAGGTTATATCGCCCGCCCTACAATCATGATTCAGCGTAGACGTAGATAATGGCCGCAGTTACCTCCCTAGGCAACGCATGGAATACCACAACAGGTTCCCATACCATTACAGCCACTCCCGCTGTTGGGGATATGATTATTATTGTCTGTGGTAACTCAGGCATTGTCACCACTCCTACAGTCTCTGATAACAACACGGATACCCTCGGAGTCTATACTAATATCACAGGTGCTGCCTCAGTCAAGAACACTAGTGCTGACTCTGCTTTCATCTTCATGCGAAACTCTAGAGTTGGCTCAGCCACCTCCACAGTCTTTACCATCACTGGAGCAAGTAGCACAGGAGGAGGAGGTGTTGTCCTCAAGGTTACCTCAACAACCCGAACTGGCCTACCTCTCATCAGACAGTCTACCTTCCAATCAAACGTTGCTTCAGGCACCCCAGCCCCCGCCTTCACCTTTACCCCAGCTCCAGCCAATCCTATCATCACCTACGTCTTCAACGGATCGAACACAGCTGGCACTACAGTTCGTAGTTCTCCTGCCTACACTTCACGAGCTGACCTAGGCTATAACGTTCCCGCGACTGGACTAGACGTAGCAACTATAGACTCTGGAGAAACCTCGGCCACTATTACATGGGGAGGCACATCACCATCTGCATTCTCCTCTGGCGCTATCGAAGTAGACATCTCAACCTTAACAGCCCTAGAACCCTACTTCCCTGTTCAGCAACCATCTAATCACTACCGCCATGATTGGCATATGGTCTAAATGTTACGCCAGCTTCCAGCTCCACGCTCCCTCGCTGAGCAGCAAGGCGCAACACGCCAACAAACCCACCCTACTCCACCAGTAGGATTTGCTGAACGGTCTCAGTATACTCTTCTTCAGTATAACCGTTATATTGTAGCTGCAGCTCCACAGATTCATCAGGGTGCAACTGTTCAACAGTCTCACCCAACGCTCCCATCTACTATCTCTCAACCCCAGATAAATAGATTTGAGCTTGTTAAAAATATTCGTAGATCCTTTACTGGGCCAACTCCTCAAGTAGACCCAATTATTATTATTCCGAGTGATGTCACAGGGGTCCTCCTACTCCTAAGCATGGGACCTGAGGAAACTCAGTTTGTCTACCCTGCTTCTCCAGCTGCCATCCATGTCACCGTAACTGCACCTACTCAAACAGATGTCTTCAACCTCCCAACGAACACCCCAAGAGGTAAGAAGGATAATCAGTTCGTCTTCGCTCCACCCATCTCCATCCACAGCGGAGCCACAGTCACTGATAGCGTAGCAGGTGTTCCCCTTCTCATCATCTTTGGAATCGATGAGCGTCCCTTTGTTCAGCCATCTATCCTCATCCACCCCTCAACAGTTACTGATACAGTAACAGCAGTTACAGGCTCCTCTGTTACTCTCATCATAGGTGCTGAGGAGCGTCAATTCGTCTACAATACATCTAGAGCAGCCCTTGACGTAACAACAGTAACCGACACACATCCACCATATACCCAGAGCCAGCCCGATCAATCTCGTTACGATAGACTTAAGCAGTTCCTCCGCTTCAACACAGCCCCACCCCCACGCACTGAGGGTGCAACTAATCAGCAACTCATTCCCTCTCTAATCAATGGTTCCATCCCTGACAGATGGTATCCAATTGCTCGTAGGATTGTAGATGCACTTCCAAGATTCGAAGGAGCCACCTCTCAGCAAACTTACGAGTTCTTCCCATCACAGCCAGAGACTAGCTCATTCCTACGGTTCATCCAACGGAACCGTTACATCGTTGACACAGTCAAGAGCTTCGAAGGTGCAACCTCTCAACAAACATTCCCAGTTCCACCTGTCTCCCAACCAGAGCTATCACAGTATCTACGTCTGCAATTCAATAGGTTCATCGTTGGAGCAATTAAGAGTCCACAGGAACCCACTGCCCAACAGACATATGAGTTCTTCCCAGGTCAGCCTGAGACTACACAGTTCCTCCGCTTCATCCAGAGAAATAGATACATCGTTGATCCCATCAAGAGATTTGATGGTGCAACCTCTCAACAGAAGTATGAGTTCTTCCCAGACCAACCAGAGATTAACTGGTTCTCTAGGCTAACTCAACGTAGTCGCTACCTTGTAGGTGCTCCGCCCCGTCTCGATGGAGCTACCTCTCAGCAGCTAATCCCATCCCTAATCAACGGCTCTATCCCCGACCGCTGGTATCCGATTGCTAGACGTATCGTAGATGCCCTTCCACGACTAGAAGGGGCAACTACTCAGGGTTCGTTTGAGTTCTTCCCAAATCAACCTGAACTACGTCGCTATGCTCTTCTCCAACTCAACCGCTATATTACAGCGGCAATCAAGTCTCCTCAGGAGCCAACTGCTCAGCAGACCTATGAATTCCTTCTAAGTCAGCCAGAAATCTGGAGCTACCTAGAGAAGTCTACCCTCAACCGCTACATCGTAGACGTAGTTAAGAGGCTAGAAGGTGCTACGTCTCAGGACACCTCACCTATTCCTCCAGTCTCTCAGCCAGAGATGGCTTCGTACAGAGAGCTTCAGCTAAATAGGTTTATCACTCAGGCAATCATGCCCATCCTAGGAACCACTCCTAACATTCAAAGTTATGAGTTCCTTCTAGGTCAGCCCGAAGTTAGATCCTACCTACTCAAGGAATTAGAGAGATACCAGGTTCCAGCCCCACCACGACTCGACGGAGCTACTAGGGACAACAACTCTTACATTTTCCCAACCAACGAGCCTGACCAAGCTCGCTACGCCCTCAAGAACCTCAACCGCTATCTAGTTGATGTAGTTAAGAGGCTAGAAGGGGCAACCTCCCAACAACTCTACGAGTTCCTTCTAGGTCAACCTGAGAGACGTTCATACCTAAACAAGGAACGTAACCGCTATATTGTAGGCTCAATCAACCCAATCCCAGGAGCTACAACTCAGGCAACCTTCGAATTCCTCCTATCCCAGCCTGAGCTTAGATCTTATCTCCTAAAGCAGTGGCCTAGATATGAAGTTGAAGCTAAGTATCCTGTTGATAACACCACTCGACAGACCGATCACTTCACTCTTCTTCAACCAGAGTTTAGATCATACTTACTCAAGCAGTTCTTACGTTATGAAGTAGCGGCGAAGTACCCACCGGATGTCGCAGTTAGACAAACCGATCACTTCACCCTCTCACAGCCTGTCTACAACTACTACAAGCGTGTAACACCTGTCACCATCTTCCCACAGTTCGACCAGAGGGTAAATCGTGACACTCCAAGCTTCCTAAGCCCAGACATCCGTCGTATCCCAACACGAGTGTATGAGGCTCCATGGACAGGGTTCTGGCTCCCAATCCCCTTCGTTCCACCGCCAGTTCCTGCTCCTCCCTGCGTAGTCATCCCACTCATAGGGGTAGACTCCACCAACATCCACCTACTCGCAGCAAGCCTCACCTCCTTTAACATGATTGCTGCAGATGGAACTACCGTCACCCTCCGTGCTCATGGCGACACAGATATCATCCTAATCGCTGAAGACGGCACCACAGTCACCCTCAAGTCACACTGCTAAACTATGGCTAAAGTCCAAGACATCATAATCTACAAGGGTGAAGACATCGAACTCGACTTCACTATGAGTCCAGTTGAAGATATCACTGATTGGACTGTCGCCTTCACCCTGAAGAAAAGTTACACCTCAAACTCGGCCATCTGCTCCATTGATGGAAGCCTTGTAGATCCTACCAATGGCACTTTCAAAGTCATCATAGATAGAGACAACACCTCAATCCAGCCAGGATCCTATGTCTATGACGTAGTCCGTACCAATACCGATGACTACTCTGTTTTGTCGATAGGCACATTCACCGTAAAGCCAGGTGTGAGAACCAGTTAATGCCCTCTAAATACTTGCTATTCTGGGTCATTTATGGTATAATATTTGTCATTACCTGCCGCCTTTTCCTCATCAACCCCCTCATCCACTCACTCCAATGCCGATAGGATCCCCCCGCTCCATTCAGTACATGACTGTTAAAGACGCCACTAAAACCAAGAAGATGGGTCTTATTGTCCACACCATTCGTAGGATGTATGCCCCAGGCACTCCAGTCAAAGATCTAGTCTCTCACGCTCATAAGTTCATAGAGAAGTATAAGGACCAACCCTAACCATGCCTATCGCCCCAGGCTGGGGAATCAAACAGCGCTCAATCTCAGCCACCGGAACAACCTCCCTCTCTATCACCAAACCAAACACTACAGTTGATGGTGATATCATGATCATGTGCCTCTCCCACAAGGGGACGAGCTACGCGACCATGCCTGCAGGTTGGACCCTTGTAGCTCAGAATATTAGTAGCGCTATTCGTGGGGAGATGTACTGGAGGAGGGCCTCAGGCGAAGGTGCTAGCTACTCAATCACAGGACTAGCCACAGCTGCACAGGGACATATCGTCACCTTCACAGGCGGTCTTACAAGTGGAGATATTGTAGTAAGTGCTGTCTCCCAAGCCAATGCTACAGCCCCAGCTAACATTGCCCCAGCTGTTACTACAACTCTACCACATCAACTTATCTTTGGGATGGTTGCAGCTGGCTCAGCCAACAACTTTGGCAACATCTTTCAACCCTATCAGTTTCCAGCTGTTCAAGTCTACGCAGATATTTCTATTAACCATCTTGCCCAGAACACTGGTGGCAATGCGACAGCGGCATCTCTTACAAGTGGCTGTGTAACTAAAGCTGTTCCAGGTACAACTGATGTATGGAAATGTACAGTCACAGGTGATAACGTAGGGATCATTGCTGTCTTTCAGCAAGACATCACCTCAACCTCATCCGGTACTCGCTACTACCTTTCTACGAGAGGTCTTCCAACCTTCATCTATGGTCCCCTGCATGGTGAGTGGGACGGCAACGCTGATGGACCAGGTGGATATTCTAACTGGCATAGACCCTTTGAACTCTCCCAGTTTAAGAGTGATGGGGGAATCATCCAAGCTTACCAGATCTCTACAAACAAAGACACAGTTAACGAACTCCAGTTTAGATACTTCACTCCTCCTCTAGCCGCTCAAACCATAGATGGCACCTTCAACCTATGTGTTGCTGTAGGTATTGTTAGAAATGATACATCTACGGGTAACCCAATCCCTACAGGTTATTTTAGAGTCCACATGTATGTCTCAGTTGGTGACTCCTGCACTATTAGAGGAACCCTATTAGACAAGTATACAGACACCAAGCCTTGGAATCCTATCACTCTTACCTTCAGTGACCTTATAGGTGCTCAGACACTCAACTCAGTAGTTTGTCAAGCTGGTGATAGAGTCTGTATTGAACTTGGTTATCATGCAACCAATGCTACCTCCTTTCCAGCACCTGTCTTCCCACCTAATAAATGGAACGTAGCAAGGATGCACTATGGCTGCTCTAACTATCGTGGCCTTGCTATTGCAGGTAATGGTGTTCTAGATATCAATAGTCCTGGATGTGCTGATGCAACTGCTGGAGATGCAGAGCAGAACGATGGTTTCCCGAGACTATCCTACTTTGACTTCTCTCATACCTTTGTCGAGCAGACAGTCACGATTACCCCGCTTCCTAATAACACCTTTGCTACTGCCCAGGATATCGGCACCCTTCCATTCGATAGTGGCTTCCTAGACAACCGCACTACCGATCAGGGTACTCGTTCATTATGGTATAAGTGGACAGCTGAGCGTGATGGTCAAGTCATTCCTCACACAATTGGCAGTGTCCAGCCTACAAATATCCATGTCTGGACAGGCAATGGTGGACCAGGAGTTACCCTCCTTGACGGCACAACACACACTCCTATCACTTCTTGTTCTAATAGCATTTTTAATGCTGTAGCTGGTACTACCTACTACTTCTATGTCGAAGGTTATAGTGATATTTACCATTCACCCTCTGCAGGCGGAATGGTTCGGTTCCAAGTCCTCTATGCACAAGATCTAGCTGATGGGGATGTTATTCTAGGCTCTGCAAGTTTCGTAGCCCGCTACACAAAAGACGGTGTTCTTGCTGCCATTACTAGCGGTTTCGGTGGACTCGCTGTCTCTGGGCTAGCCATCGACTACACTCTTCGTCCAATGACGGACTTCAATGGTCCCCCAGATCATACAGGTCTTAGGCTCTACTGTGCGATCTTCGGCCAGGGTTATGATTTTATTGAAATCGTAGACCTCGCCACCCTTAACATTGGCACAGCTGAAATCGATTTCATGAGCGACCCACTAGGCTCACACTTCGGCACCTATCCATTTTTTCATAATGTCCACCTCGCAGCCATCGATATTGCCCGCGATACAGGTATGCTCACAGCGGGATGGTTCGGAGATGGCTTCAAGCACGTAGATGATAACCTCTTCTCTTACCAAGATACTGTAGCTCTTAATGGGACAGGGGATCTTAACACCATAGACTGTATCCATGCTGATGATCAACCAGGTGCTCCATTCCCAGAAGCTACCATTGGCACAACTGCTATGGAAGTCGGTGGATCCAACTATGGTCAGCTTGATCCAGCAACTGGTACTATCTTCTATTACACCTCAGGTGGATGGTATCTACCTAACGGTGGTGTCAAGATCAAAGCTTATGATGTAGCAGGTAATACTCAACTCCCCGACTTTGCCACAGTCCCTGTCGGTACCGGTCCTAACCCAGGTCTCAAAGGTGTCTTCCCCCTACCCATCACCGCGACCACACCTAATGGAGGGATGCTCTACACCAACGGCTCTAATATCTACCGTACAGATCTAGCTGGTAACATTGTAACAACCTATACGACTAATGCTCCAGATCGTTCCCTCTCCTTAGCAGACGTAGAACTTCAAGATGACGGTAGATTCTTCTGGGTCCTCGACCAGGACTCCACCTCCCTCTTCAAGTTCGACATGCAGACCGGAGCACAGGTTGTGGATGTTTGGACACAGCTAGGTTATGCTTCTTGCACCTCCATAGTCCTCTATCGAGCTAACCCATTCGCTCCACCTAACCCTCCTAACCCCATTATCTCCACAATCCCTAGATGGGAACTTCATAGGTTCGATGCTAAGCCTAGAGATGAGGAGAGGGCTTAATGGCGATTAAGTTTACCACTACAGGGAATGGCCTTGCCCGCACAACTGGCAGCTTCCTCAGTCCTGCGAGTGACTTCACGTTCATGTACTGGGTGACTTTTACTGGACCTCGTGTTAGTGGGAACAATAGGACTGCATCAGTTCTAGGAGATGCTACATTTGCTGCAGCAGCAGTAACTATTAGCTCTTCTAATCTTTCTACAGAAGCATTAAGTGACAACTTAATTCTATTCTCACAAAATAATGTCCCGACAACAACGAGTACAAACCCTGCTACTCAGATTCAAACTATCTGGGCGCACATTGCAGTAACCTACGATGCCACTACTCATATAGCTTCATACTATATGAATGGGAATCTCTTTCAGGCTGCCACTGCTGTAGACCTTAGTGCGGCTACATTTGCTGCTGAAAGACTTGGATTTGATTTAACGGGTGTCTCACCTAATCTTGCCTTCCAATACTACCGTTCCTTCCAAGCTAAGCTCACGGCCACCGAGATCAAAGCGGAAATGTGCTCGGCTACAGCCGTCCACGCGACTCCCTTCTGTGACACCCCTCTCACAGGTCCAGCCGATCTCACAGATGTATCAGGTAACAATAGAACCTGGACACTAGTCGGAACTGCTACCTTATCTGACGGTCCAATCATTGTCAGCGGTATCCCCAACCTTACCCCTGCCACCGCTATTGACCTAGGTGCTCTCCCTGTAGCCTATGTAGAGAATGTAAGAGACACTACCACCCACGATGTATGGTTTAAGTACACCGCAGTAGCAGGTGACACGGTCATTGGTCTCTGTAACTATGGCACCTTTAACACAGGCTACGTTCCAGAAACCTATATCTATGATGGCTTAGACAACGCTAACAATGGTGTCTACTACATAGTGTTTATCAATGGTAGCAACTTCAATGCTCCCATCCAAGTCCCAGTCTTTGAAGGCCATACCTACTACTGCCAAGTACACTCGCATGGTGGTACAGCGGTTACCCCTGCCGTCCTATTATATACAGGACTAAAAGCACCTGATGAAGTTGTGCCAATAGGCTCTCTTGCTATTACAGATGACGGAGATGGTGAGTTTGGGCTTCCTCTAGCTCTCCTAAGTGCATCAACAGGGCAACCTCTTAAGTTTAAGAACCTCTTCCCTATCGCCAACAACACAGAATGCCTGCCGAATGGTACTCTACTTCTAAGTGGTGATGATGTCATCGACGCGAATGAATACCTATTCATGTATGATGCGGATCTAAACCTCCTCTTCAGCAGAATAGCTGTTCCTCCGATGACCAATAGGGGTTACCTTGTAACAAGTAATCGAAGCGATACGTTCTATGTCGGACAGGCAATGAGCAATACATTAGCTAAAGTTACGACTATTGACTCTGTTACTGGGTTACCTGGTGCTACGATTTGGGATATCCCAATTACAGGTTTTGTGTTTATGGGAATGGCTGTATCATTAGACGACACCATCCTCTACTATACAGTTGGAACCAATACCGACAACGCTATTAAGAGATGGGACCTTGTCAATAACATTGCAATGTCTGACCTTACGGCTGCCCCTGTAGGTTACCACACTAGGCCAAACATCTCAGGTGGTTCCTGCGACATTCTAGTCCTACAGGACGGAAATATCGTAGTCCCCTTTGTCAAGAATAACCACGATGGTCTTGTCAACACCTACACCCCAGCGGGGGCATTAGTTAGCTCACTAGCCATACCTAACCTCCTAGACCGCCTTACTCACGCCTTAGACGATCCCAATTCCTACTGGGTTTGGATTCAGGAAGCCTTCAACTTTCTTGGCAGCTATACTCAGAGTGGTTTCAGCGAGTACCGCAATGTTAAGGTGAGTGATGTTTCAACTATCTCTACCACTGGTGATCTCATCCCGAATTATGAGTTTGCTCGCTACGCACCTGGGGGAGATACCAACGCCGCCTTCCTTCCACAAATTACCATAGCCCCCACAGCTCGATTTGGAGCTTCACAGTCTTGCCCAATATGGATCACTAGGAAGGCAATTCTACCTCCGGTACCTCCAGTTCCACCCCCTTCTATCTCCACAGTCCCACGTTGGGAACTCATTAGATTCGACATCAAGACACGCGAAGAAGAAAGAGCTTAACCATGCCGCTACTCAATGGATCAAGTAAATCAGTAGTCAGTTACAATATCAAGGCCGAGATGCAAGCTGGTAAGCCTCAGAAGCAGGCAGTTGCTATCGCCTTAAGTAAAGCTGGCAAGTCTAACAAGAAGAAGTAATAGGACCCTCTAATGACCTTTGACGAAATCGTACAAGACGTAATGACTAGACTTAACCTCACCTCTGAGGATGCTAGAGTTCGTGTAGGTCAGAGGGTTAATGAACGTTACAAGAAGACAACTTCCTCTATTGGCCTAATCACATCTAGAAGAGCGACCTTCACCCTCATAGTAGATCCTAATGACACGGCTCGATGGCCTAATCTTCCAGAGATGGATGTTATTGGCCTAGAGAAGATCATGAAGATTACCACCATCGGCACAGGAGATGACCCTGAAGGTATCTTAGTTCTCAAAGAACTTACCTTTGACGAGCTAGATAACATGAGAGATCTAGAGCGGCCCGCCAGAGGATGGGCACTCAAGCGCATGGGTGCTGGCATGTCCACTATCCGCCTGGACAGCTTTGCCACTCCCACTGGCGACTCCACTGTAGACTCTCAGACCCTCAACTTTGAAGGCTACGACGTAGCTCCCATCCTAGAAGATGACGCAGTCCCCTTCATGCCTACTGACTACCATGACATCCTCATCGAAGGTGCTATGGCAGATGAACTAAATAAGATGGAAAAGCCTGAACTAGCTCAGGTTAGAGAGCAAAGTTACCAGCTTAGACTTTCCGACCTCCGCATGTTCATTGCCAAGTCAGCCTACCTCGACCTCTATCAAGGCAAAAATCGACCTAATCAACTCTGGTATCGCCAGTGGTTCTCACGTATTGGTATGTGGGCTTAACTTATGCCTAAAGACCTAATCATCGCTAACATCAAAGGCGGCATGAATAATACAGACCCAGCTCATGCTCTCCCAGACAACCAATGCGTGTTGGCGGAGAACGTAGAGTTCTTCAGCTCAACTCTAGGTGAGCGTAGAAGAGGTATGGAGCCTATTGATCTAGGTGACTCTAGTCTTGATGATGAGGCAGTTGTTGTATCTCTATCAACTTATCAGCCTAAGTTTGCCGAGATTAAAGACAGCTGGCTATGGGCCATTGCTGCTACCGAAGGTACCTCCTACTCTATCGCCTACCGCAATATGAACGTGTGGACCATCCCCACAGTTAAGGATGATATCAATACGAATAACCCATATATCTATCAGATCCAAACTACCTCCATCCACGGTAAGTGGTTCGTAGCCTACAAGAGTGGTGTAGACAGAATGCACGTATGGGATGGAACCACTATTCGTAGAACAGGCATCGCTGAACCAATCCTAGCTCCCACAGCAGTAGATACAGGTGGTGGAGCATTTACCGATGTCCGCATCTACCGTGTTAGGTTCATTGAGAAGGTGGGAGTTAAGATTCTAAGAAGAAGTGAGCCGTCCCCTGAGTTATCGTTCACCCCTTCTGGTGCTGGAGCAGGAGTTATTATCACTCGCCCAGCTATCGTAGACGAAGGTGAGAATTTTTGGGAAGTAGAAGCATCTGATGGAGATGGTGACTTCTATGTTATTGCTACCGTTCCAATTGGAACAACTACCTACACAGACACTACAATTCCAGCCACTGATTATGCCAACTTAGGTGAACTCTCAGCTGAAATTGGCGACTATGACCTCATTCCCTCTGTCCGGTTCTGTACCCAGGATCAGGACCGGGTTATCTTTGGTGGTTCCTGGGAAGATCCTGAGCATGATTCCAGACTCTACTGGACACCAGTCTATGCAGCTACAGGATTTGGTAACGATGAGCGTATCCCACTACGAACTGATAACTTTATCGACCTAGACTGGTTAGATGGCGGTCAGCTTACAGGCATCTCAGCCCCCATCAACGGCTCCTTTTACGCATTCAAACATAATAGAATCTATAAGATTCAGCGTACAGGTAAGTTAGATGGTGCCTACGAGTCATTTCTAATCTCTCCTTCCCGTGGTGCAATCATTGGTTCTATCGTAAACGGAGTAGACGAATATGGTAGAGCATGTGTTTACTTCCTCGACCCACAAGCTGGACCAGCCAGAATTGGCTCAGGAGGCTTGCAGTACATGCAAGACCTTAATGATACCTGGCTTCACATCAACACCTCAGCCACTAAGGTTATCGCTCACGGCGTCTACTACCCTGACCTACGCCAGGTAAAGTGGTGGGTAGCATATGACGGATCAAACGCACCAGCTTTTGGTCTAGTCTCTCAGATTACTGAGATCGAATCCAAGCCAGATGGTACCCACTGTGGTTGGTCCGTAGTTACAGGGGCTATTACAGAAGCATGGTGCTCTACCATTGTCCCAGAGATTATTGAGGACGATGCAGGGGTGCCACATTTGTCGTTTAGGCCCTATGGCGGCTACGTTGCGCCTAACTTCATCCAGCGTATCGACATCACCAACCAAGACAATGGCGTGGACTATAAGGCTAAGATTTTAACCCGCCCCTACATCGCTAATGGTCTCCTTAATCGGTGGGGAGCCATGACTGCAGCACTCCTAGCCCTCCCAGTAGATGACCCAGGCACCACCCTCAATGTCAGATTCATCAGGGACTTTGGCAAAGAAGTTAACAGCGTAGTTACTGATCTCGTTCCTGAGAACAATGAGAACACTGTTATCAAGGTGTTCGATAACCTTGATATGTCCTCTATGAAAACTCTTCAGATTGAGATTTCGGACACCTAATGTCAACCTTTGGCGGTATCTTTAGCGACTACCTTAACCTCCCCTGGGAACAGGCTAGAACCTTCGTAGCAGAAGAGTTCGAACAGCTTAGACTTGCTATCTCCAGGCAATGGGCAGTAGCTTTCAATGATGATGGCACCCTTACAGGTGATGCTATTGGTGGAAATAAGACCATTGTTCCCCAATATGTTTCTAACACGGGGCTTCACTTTAAACCTACCTGGGATAAAGTTAACGTAGCTACAGGTGTTAAGTCTAGACTCGCCTATAACCATTTCACCCAGGCTACTACAAACTCTGTCCTCCTAGGTAGAGGTGAGTTATTTGGTGGAGGAGACTGGCAACAAATTGCTCTAGGTGTTGGTCTAGACATGACCAACCTCACCCTCTCAGCCACAGGTTCCTCCGTCTCATACATCCCCCTAGCCACAGGCGTAGAACCTCTAACATTCATCTCAGACGGCCTAGGTCATCCAGTCCTAGTCCCATTCGTACCATAATATGTCAGATACTACCTTAGACAAATTCCTCACTTATGGCACCAACGCTGACAGACTAGCGTTCGTCCCCAACCCCCCTGTCAACATCCTCGTAGAATTCTATGAGACTGACACCGGGAGTGTGTTCATCTGGTATAGTGGTGCATGGTTCCAGATTGGTGGAACAGGCTCCACAGGTTCAGGCTCAGCCACAGTCACCCTCACTAACGCCAATATCCTAGCCCTCCCAACCACCCCTATCACCCTAGTAGCAGCGCCTGGGGCAGGCAAGATTATCTGGCCCTCCCTTATCACCTTCGTATTTAAGGCAGGAGCAACTGCTTATACAAACATCAGTCCAGATGGTTATATGTTCGCTAAGTGGGTAGATGATGCTAGTAACTATATTGGGAATGACTCGACAATTGCAGGGTTTACCCAATTAAGTGATCTTCTTACATCAACTACAGGTGTTATCCAGTCAATCACTTGTCCATCCTCTGAGAATGAAGACTTTAATGATTGGGGTATAACAACCTTTGTTGGGCAGTCAGTTACTAATGCAAATACAGCCTTAAAACTTACTATCTCTAACGCAGCTTTAGGTAACCTCACAGGTGGAAATGCTGCTAATAGTCTAGTAGTCATTGTAGACTATAAAACCATTACCCTCCCATAACATCATGTTAAAACGTTCAATCACTATTCTCACTGACGCACAAATTAAGGCCCTTCCTACCACACCAATCACTGTGATTGCGGCTCAGGGTTCAGGATTCCGTACACGTATCCTAGGTGGGACAGCTGAAACGAAGTTTGCTGCAGGTGCCTACACCAACATTAACACCACATATTCTACAGTCCAATTAGATGTTCCTAGTGGCTACTGGGTAATGGCCCCCCTCTGTGTCAATGACAATAGCATGAATACAGCGGCCACAGCAGTATCAGCTATCTTTGGTAACGCCCAGAACCACCCAATTGACTTGGTTAATCTAGCCACTATCTTAGGTTCAGGAGCTGCTTCTGGCTCTACTGAGTGGAACTATCCCACAGCTTCACCTGGTATCCCCGATGTTGATAACCAGGTTATCAGAATCTCTATGGATAACAACGGTAGCGGTAACCTTACCGGAGGCAATGCTGCCAACACCCTACGAGTTACCCTTTACTATGTTGCGGAGCCTGTCTAATGGCAAGTCTTTCTACTATATTTTCGGCTGATAGTGCTGGTGGCACAGCCAGACATCATATTGTCCGGGCCATCCTAACGAATGCCGAAATCAAAGCACTCCCTACAACTCCAATTGACATTGTCTCAGCACCTGGATCTGGTTTTAGGATTAAGCCCATAGCCGTCTCCCTAACAGGAAGTTTTGCAGCTGGGGCCTACACGAACATTAATACGACCTTTGCTGCTATAGGGGTTCAGAACACCACAACCGACTACATGTGTAACCCCCTTGTCAACAATAGCACGGCAGGAGCTATTACGGATGTAAGCACCTTCCTTGCCCTCGGTTACGTGAGTTGTGTGGACTTGTCCCCAGTAGCCATCTTTCCAAGTGCAAATGGGTCGATCTCCGTTGCAGCCACCATTGCAAAGGCATCTAACGATAACTCACCCCTACAAGTCTTCATGGATAACAATGGTTCAGGTGTGCTCACTGGCGGCAACGCTGCAAATACCCTAACGATCATTGTGTCCTACAATATCGAGCCAACCTCTTAAGGAATTATAATGGCCCTAGACGATCCTACAATTACCCGAGCTAACCAGCGTACCACTAATACGACCCAGCCTACCTCCTCACCTACAGGGCTAAGACCTGGTGGGTTTGGATCTAATGGGCCAGTTACCCAACCGCCTGACACTACTACTACTCCTTCTACAAGTACAAGTGGAACTTATCCAGGTACAACAACCCCACAACCTGGCTCTGGTGGCGTTCCAGCTGGTAGTGGTAGTACGACTCCTATCCAAGGTGGCACGAAGAATCCCGATGGTTCGACCTCTGGTACCATCCCGATGCCACAGGTGGATAACACAAAACTTTCGAATGACTTTAACGATATTGCAAAGTCGTTACCAAACAACGCGCTTAGCAATGATAACAAAGATCATACAGGGATTGACCAGCTTAAGAATAGCCTACAGCAGAAGGGCTATATTACCCAAGATGGCCCAACTGACGAATATGGTCGTAGAGACTCCCTTTATATTAATGGTGTGCTATATCGTGTTAATGATAGTCAGGGTAATTGGAAACTTGTCTCTAATGCTAATGGTGATGCTTGGGGCGGAGGCGGTGCCGGTGGTGCAGGCAGTCTTAATGGACAAGCAGGATCTAGTTTCGGAGATATCTCTTCGATGTTCACCTCAGGCCGAGACCCCCGCTCAAATGATCTTTACAACATGCTCATGAGCAGGGCCTCACAGTCTCTAGCCTTAGACCCTAAAGACCCAATCATTGCCAACCAGGTCAACGCCTTTGGTGCCCAGCAGACTAGAGGTGCTAGAGACTACATTGACCAGCTGGCTGAATCAGAGGGTCCTGATGCTAATCTAGGTGCTGAGCGTAGACTCTCCTCAGAACACGCAGCTCAGGCTACAGGCTCCCTCCAGGCCTCCCTCATGCAAAATGAGCTAACAGCCCGTAGAGGTGAAATCACTCAGGCCCTCCAAGAGATGGGCACCCTCCTCACAGCCGATCAGCAACTAGCCCTACAGAAGGAGCTAGGCGAAATCAATGCAATGCTTGCTTCGGGCCAACTCGGTCTCGATTCCCAGAACTGGGCGAACCGTTGGAACTGGCTCAACTCCACAGGCACCCCTCCAGGAATCTAACAGGATAATATAATGGGACTATATACAGGACTAACAACCGAACAGGCTCTTGCTAAGTGGTATGATATTAGGAAGAGGGCTGGCTTTTACGATCAAGTAAATAGCGGCAAGCCATTCGTCCCCAATCCTGGCACAACCCCAGAAGAAATTGAGGATATCGGCGGTGGCATGATAGGATTAAATAAAGATAATCCTCAGGCATTCGCAGACTATTCTCATGGCTCTGAGATCAATGGAGATGAAGATCACTTCAAAGAGTTCAACACCACAACAGGTGATTGGGACACTAAGGAGCATCACGGCTTCTGGTCCCATCCAGAGTCATGGTTACAGGTAGGTTTCGGTGCAGGACTTGGTGGCGTAGTAGCTCCAGCTCTTATGGCCGGAAACGCTGGAGCGATGGGTGGTGCCTCAGGAAGCGCAGCAGCCGGAGGAACCCTAGCCTCAACCCCTATCTCCCTTCCTCTTGCTAGCACAGGCCTCGCCTCGACAGCTGGAGCAGACTTCAGTGCCGCAGCCGCCGCAGGTGCTGCTGCAGGAGGTGCTGGTGGAGCAGCAAGTCTAGCTCCACTTGCCTCAGGCCCCCTTACAGACTCCGCAGGTGGTGAGGTAGCCCTCAACAATGGTGCCCTAACAGCAGGAGGCACTAACCCTGCCGTAGGTGGTGTGGGAGCTGCCGCAGGTAAAGCACAGATTGGTCAGCAGATCGAAGACCTCATGAAGAAGGGAAAGACTGCCTCAGATGCCTGGGACCAGATCTCCAAGTCTCTAGGCACCTATGCTGACACCAACGTTAACAATCAACGTAACCTAGATAGAGATAGAATCGCGGCCCAGACTGCTCGTAACTCTAACGAGTCTGACGCCCTACGTAAGTTGATGGTTACCAACTACCTTACCAACCAAACCCACGGCTACCAACCCCCAACCATTGGCTCCTTCAATGGTAAGCAGATTAAACTCCCCGACATGGGGGCAGGCTTCCTAGCCCCCTCAGCTGCACAGAAGCAGGCTGCAGGCACCCTAGAACCCATGCTTACCCAGAGACTAGCTCCAGGTGGAAGTGTGTGGCCGGAAGGTCCAACCACAGCCGACAACATTGCCAATGCAGGCTCCCTAATCACCGGAGGCATTGGTGCACTCTCCCAAGCTGATCCCAACTGGATGTCTCAGGCTGGACACTTCATTAAGGGTATCTTCTCCTAAGGTTAACAATGGCAAACAACGATTACGAAGATCCTGAACCATACTCAGCATACCATCAGTATGTCTCACCTGGTCTAGCTGTCTCTACACAGCTCCAGAACATCCTCGCCCGTAAGCGTATGGATGCTAGACAAGCTATGCTCGATGAGCTTGACCGTAGGGATAAAGAGAGTATGATCTCATATAGAGATGAGAATGCCAAGTCTCTAGCTGAGGAGAGGAATGCTCTAGCCTTAGAGCGTAAAGAGAAAGCAGATCAGGTCTTCCAGAATAGAATTCCCCCAGGTGCTGTCACTGGAGCTACAGCCGATAGACTCCAACAGATTGACCCATCTTCCGTAGATGTAACTGGAGGAGCCACACTCCCATCCAAGCAGATGACAGGAGTAGGTGCCCCACTAGGTCAAGTAGCTCCCATGCAGGACACCCAATCCCCCTCCGTTGCAGATTCCTCAGTCCCCATCACCAAGACCTATAAGGGTTCAGCTGACTATCGCATGGAGCAGGATAGAAATAGTAAACTACAGGCCCTTACTAAGTCTCCAGAATTTCAACAGGGAACCGACCTCGAACGATGGATCATGATGAGATCTGTTATGCAGAAAGGTGAGAATCCTCCAGCAGAAGCCATCTTCCATCCCAAGCCCACCCCAGCGGAGCTTGAAGAACCCCTCATGACTTTCAACGAAGCTACAGGTAAGTATGAGACTGCCAAAGATGAAAATGGTCATGTTATTATGGGCAAGAAGGGTGAACGACCAGTTATTCGGTCTAGACCACCTGTTGGTCCCCAGGGTCCAGCCCCAGAGTTCTTCCAATACGATGATGCCCAAGGTAACCATAAGACAGTCTGGGTTAAACCTGGAGCTGCATTCCCAACCGACATGAACCCAAAGACCCTTAGGAAGGGCAATGAGCCTGCTCCTCGTGCAGCTACCCTAGGCCTCTACGATAAAGCTCTTGCATCTAAGTTCTCCTCAGCTAAACCTCAAGACAAGCCTCAGGTTGCTGCAGCCCTAATCAACTCCATCACAGATAGAAATGTCCAGGCAGATGTTCGTGGGATGATCCAAGACAATAACGGTAGAAAGAAGTCCCTCACCGTAGACCAGTTCTTCGACGCCGGACTATATACTGCACCCCCAGGCGAAGATCCCGAGTTATATCGTGAGAAGGTTAGAGAAGCCATGACAGCTATTGGAGCCAAATAATGCCTCGTAATAAGAATGTCCCTCTACCTCCAGACGAACAGTCTCTCATCGACAAGGTGATGAACTTTGTCAAGCCTGGAGTGAAGTCTGTAGAGAAGTTTGCTGAAACTCCGATCACCGAGCACTTCCCTAAGGCTAAGGAAGCTTTGGAGAAGTTTGCCAGCTCAGCCCAAACCAAGGACATCGCCAACCCAGCCGAAGACCCTAACAAATTCCTGCACGACAAGGTTAGGGAGCAGCTAAAGGGGTTCGTTACAGGTGCGGCTAATTCCATCAACCCAGAAACCGTAGCCAATATCCTTGCTATGTTTGGCTCAGGTGGAGCGAGCCTCCCGGTCAAAGCAGCCTCTATGGGAGCTAATGCTCTCATCGGCACTCATGGTGCGGCACAGGCCCTAGACACCGAGAAGAAGCCACTAGAGCGTGTCATGGGTGGTGCTAACGCCCTCATGGGTGGAGTAGGTGTGGCTCATGGTATCCATGGTGGTCCAACCTTCGTAGATAAGAATCCCATTGTCGAGCCTAAGA